TCTACATGGGGAGGCAGATCGTCCAATTTCATTCAAGACTATCGACTAAAACCCCTACGCGACAACCCCGGCCAAGATGAAACCTTGATCTATGCGGGTTTGCCCAAGGAGATCCAACATGTCTAAGCACGGAGAAATCAGCAGGTCTAGGCTGTTGGAAGTCTTTGAGTACGACAAAGACACAGGAATCTTCACTTGGAAGATTGACCGGACAAAGCACGCTAAGGCTGGTTGCATAGCTGGTGCTAGCACTTGGTCTGGCTACATTTCGCTTCAAGTTGATGGCGTAAAGATGCTGGCACACCGTGCAGCCATGGTTATTTGTGGGTTTGATGTTTCTGGCCCCGTCGATCACATCAATGGCAGCAGGTCCGACAACAGGATTTCCAACCTGCGGATCGTGACAACGGCAGAGAACAATCAAAACAGAAATTCCGCCAAAGGGAAAACCAAGAGTGGGAAATTGGGCGTTAGCTGGAGATCCCGTCAAGGAAAGTGGCGCGCAACCATAGTTGTAAATGGGAAGTTCAAAGAACTTGGCGTTTATGCAACTGTAGAAGAAGCAAGCCAAGCCTATCTATCTGCTAAAGCAATTCTGCATCCAGCATGGGCACCAGTGCCCAAAAAAGAGACAGCATAGGGAAAACCCCTATAGCAAACAACAGCGCAAGGCAGATAATTTGGCTTTTAAAGGAGCAATCATGGGAACACCACACAAACACGCGGAAATCATCAAGGCTTGGGCCGATGGGGCAAAGGTTGAAGTGAAACATGCGCAGGAATGGTTATCAATAGGATGTCCAACATGGAACGATTGTTGCGAATACCGCATAAAGCCAGAGCCTAAGCCGGATGTAGTGCGGTATGGTGTTGCGCATCTTGGACCTATGCTTAATGGGTGTGTTGATGCATTGGGCGGTGCAAACCTACGAGAGGACAACAATCTAAAACTGACATTTGACGGCGAAACAGGCGCACTAAAAGCCGCAGAGGTGCTGAAATGACGCCGCAACGCGCAAAAGGTAAACACCTAACTGCAATTGGAAAAATGTGGGGTATTAAGCGTAAATGGCTTGGCCTTGAGCCTGACTTCATGTATCGCCGCCGCATTCTTTCTTTGTTAATCACCACAGCGCGCCCAAAATGCAGCATGTGGTGAGATTGGAGTAAAAATGACCTACCTAAAGACAATCACCACCACCATCGCAGGATGGTCAACCCGCAAAAAGTGGATCGTAGGATTCATTGTTTGCGCAACCATTAACGCCATCGTCAACCCGCCCCCAGTGCCAACGCCCGAGCAAAAAGCAGCCAAGGCAGTACAGGCAGCGGCAGACGATGCAGAAAAGCGCCAAGAGGACATGGAAAATCAAGCAGTATTTGGCGCGCACCAGTGGCTGAAAGAAAGCCTGAACGACCCGGATAGCGTGGAATGGAAAGGGACGCGGGTTTACAAGAACCTGGATATCTGCATCGAATTCAGCGCCAAGAACGCAATGGGCGGGCGAATCAAGGGCTTTGCTACCGTGATAGGCGCAGAGCTAAAGATCAACGACCTGAAAGTGTGGAATAAGCGCTGCGGGGATGGCGGAAGCGTGAGGTATTACGGATGAAAAAAGAAAACCTAGTGACAAAAGACAATATTAATCATTGCGGTGAAATGCTGAAATTGATTAATGAGTGTGTATCAGAGGTTGATACAGTTGTGCAATACCTAAGAGCCGAAAACGCTCGATTAAGCGCAGAGGTGGAAAGGCTGGAAGTAAATTGTTTGCCAGCATCAAAACTGGCTGGCGATTATGAGGCGCTGCGCCAAGAATATGAACGTATTTTGCTTCAAAGGGGTATGGAGCTAACCAGACTGCACGAAGTCAAAGAGAGCAGGAAATCAATCATCAAGGCGGTTAATGATGCCGGATTCCGTATAATTTTTTCGCCTGACGGGCATAAAATTCTTCCGAGAGAATCAAGCGCTATTGTCAATGTCATTACTCCCAAGTGACTGGAACCATTGAATAAAGAGGTATTACTGATGCGTGCAATGCTAATCGGTGGGCCGCTTGATGGCGATGTGTATGAAGCTGGCGGATTTCCGCACGAAATATTTTATCGAGCAGAAGTTGAAGGCACAACTCAGCTAGAGCTCATTAATGCGACCAATGCATCTGTTTCTGTGCAGGTATCGTACCGCCGATACATCCGTCACTTGTTTTCTGTACGAGGAGTAGACGTTTACGCCTATGTGTGGGAATACATGACGCCAGAAGAGGCGCTAGAGATAATCCGCAAATTGAAGCGATCGCGGTTAAAATAACCCCATGAACCAAGACCAGAAGTATTTATTCGACCAACTAACCGCACTACAGCAGCGGGTGGCGACTAACGTGCTGGCTGGAATGACCCAGAGGCAGGCATATAGACTGGCAGGGGGTACGGCTGATAGCGACGAATCGGCGGATTCAGCAGCATCAACCATGTTGAGCAATGAAAAGGTAGCCGCTTTTATGGACGCCATGAAAGAAGAAGCTGTTTCTGAGGCCATAATGACCCGGAAAGAGGCTTTAGAGAAGCTTTCGACGCTTGCCCGTACCGACCTAAAGGACTTGGTAGATTTTGGCTCCTATGAGCTTGGAACGGATGCGGAATCAGGAAACCCGATTATTCAAGCGACGTGGAAGGTAAAGCCCCAAGCACTGCAAGACCCCAAGCAGATGGCGGCAATCTCGGAACTGACAGCGGGCCGGGATGGTATCAAGATTAAGACGCATAGTCCGCTTGATGCGATTAAGCAACTGGCTAAGATGCAGGGGTGGGAGACTGCTCAGAAGGTTGACCTGACTTCCAAGGATGGCAGCATGACACCCCGCCCATCGGTGACAGTTACGCCGGAAATGGCCTATGAAATTCTGAAAAACATCAATGGCGCTATCTGATGCTGAAAATCAGGTTATCCGCGCCGCTTGCTTGGGTGACCATTTATTCTTTTCCCGATACTTCTTCAAGAATCGGGAGGGTATTAAGTTTCGCGTCAACTGGCACCATAAGACCGTAGCTGATGCACTGGAGAGGGTGATTCGGGGTGAGTGTAAGCGCCTTATTATCAATGTGCCGCCCGGCAGCTCCAAGACAGAACTGGCGGTAATCAACTTTATTGCCCGTGGACTTGCCATAAACCCAAAGGCGCGGTTTTTGCATTTGTCCTATTCGTCTGAGCTGGCGGAGCTAAACAGCGCAAAGGCCAAAGAGCTTATCTTGTCCGCTGAGTATCAAGAGCTATTCCCGATTGAGCTTAAATCGGACAGCAAGGCGCGGGGGCGCTGGAACGTTGTCAAAGACGGGATAAGTATTGGCGGGTGCTATGCGACTTCTACGCTTGGGCAGGTTACTGGGTTTCGGGCTGGGCATATGGCCGAAGGATTTCAAGGGGCAATCATCATTGATGACCCGCTAAAGCCTAACGATAGCCTATCCAAGACCAAGCGGGACGCGGTGAACAATGCCTATATCAACACCGTGCAAAGCCGGAAAGCATCGCCCGATACCCCGGTGATCGTCATCATGCAGCGACTGGCAGACGAGGATTTAACCGGGTTCTTGCTTGACGGCGGGGATGGTAACGAGTGGGAGCATATCAAAATCCCGGCCATCAATAGCGATGGCGATAGCTACTGGCCTGATAAAGAACCCTTGGAGTCGCTGGAAAAGCTGCGCGAAAACGGCAACTTTGTATTTGAGGGGCAGTACCAACAGGAGCCATATGTCCTAGGCGGGGAGATTCTGCGCGGCGAATGGTTTGGGCGTTATGCTGAATTGCCGCCATTCCGTGAATTTTCGCGCCGCGCCGTGTTCGCTGATACGGCCATGAAAACCGGGGAGGCTAACGACTGGACAGTATTTATGGACTGCCTGTTATTGCGCACAGGGCAGCTATACATTTTGAATGTATGGCGCAAGAAGGTAGACGCGGTTGGATTATTGCGACTGGCCAAGGATGTTTGGGCATCGGTATCATTTAATGGTGGGCGTGAATTGCCGCCGCCTGCCAGCGCAATGTATATCGAAGACAAGGCCAGCGGAACGGGGCTAATCCAGCAGCTTAAATCCGAGGGCGCATTTATCCCGGTCATTCCGGTGCAGCGGACAGTAGACAAGCTAACCCGAGTAATGGAAGCGCAGCCACGGATTCAGTCGGGCGGGGTGTTTATTCCTGATGATGCCCCATGGGTCGCAGAGTTTATAGGCGAGTGCGAAGCCTTTACCGCAAACGACAGCCACAAGCACGACGACCAGATAGACCCGCTTTGCGATGCAGTCAAAACATTGATGGGCACAGGCTTTAGTTTGGAAGGGTTGTTATAATTCCCCGTAAATCGGCATAAATGGGAAATATATGACAGCACCAACCGGGAAGCCACGCGGACGCCCACCCAAAACCATCGTTAAGACAGATGGGTATTTGAATGCGTTTTCTGGTACTGGCACCCGCTCAGACCGCTCTGTTTTCACCAAGATAGGCCAAGCAGCCCATATCGACCAGAACACTGCCGCCAATATCTACATGGGCAGCGGACTGGGCCGACGCATTGCAGACCTTCCAGCTACGGAGATGACTCGCGCAGGGGTTGACTTCGAGAACATGGATGAAGGCACAGAGGATGCTGTATTGGCTAAGTTTGACGACCTAGCCGTTATGCACCACGTTGCCGATGCGCTACGATGGTCTGATGTGTTTGGCGGGTCTTTGATCGTCATGGGCATCAATGACGGCGGCCAGCTAGACCAGCCGCTGAATGAATCTGGTATCAAGTCCGTCGAATTCTTGCGCGTGTATGACCGATACCAGACCAGTGTGCACCGCCGATACATGGACCCAATGAATCCTGGTTACGGCAAGGTGGAGCTGTGGACGATTAGCCCGCACACTGGGGGCAGTCCGTACCATGTCCACGAATCGCGCATTCTGATGTTTGATGGCGACCCGGTGCCAGACTTGCAGCGGTCAAACAATGACGGATGGGGGGCATCTAAATACCAAGCATGTCAAGAGGCGCTTATGCGGTTTCAGTCATCGCACCAGTGGGCAAACAGCCTATTGGAGCGGGCGCAGCAAGCAGTACATGGCATTCCCGACTTAGCGAACATCCTCCGGTCAGTTGGCGGAGAGGCCAGCATTCAGAAGCGTGTAGACGTGGTGGACATGGTGCGCGGCATGCTGAACACCATCGTTATTGATGGGCAGGAAACCTACGAACTCAAGTCGACCAGCTTTAGCGGCGTGCCTGAAATAATGGATAGGCTAGCGGAAGGGCTTGCATCGTGCCTTGGCTGGCCAATGTACATATTGATCCAGCGCAGCCCTGGCGGATTGTCAGCGACTGGCGGCCCCAATGAAGAGGCGTGGTTTGCAAAACTCCAGGCGGCGCAGAACGACAAAATGCGCTCGCCTTTGAATCGACTGGTTCAAATTCTGTTGCTCAGCATGAATGGCGACACCGGAGGCGATTGGGAGCTGTGCTTTAACCCGCTCAAAGTTCCGAGCGACAAGGAAGAAGCCGAAATCGAGAAGCTGGAAGCCGAAACCAAGAAGGCCGAGGCCGATAGGGCCGTTGCTTTGGTGGGTATTGGTGCGCTTGACCCCCGCGAAGTGCGGGCAAAGATCGCTGAAGACTACGAAATTAAGAATCCCGAAGTAATGCCGGAAACCGCGCAACCTGACGACGAAGCTGTATTGGCTGGAAACAATGGCAGTATCCAAGCGTAAATGGCTGCACCCCGACACGCAAGAGCGGGAGTATGCGCGGGCGCTGATTGCCTATGAGCGGGCCTATGTGAAGGAAACCAAGGCCCAGCTTGCACAGCTATCCATGAAGCTGGACGGACTGAGCGAAGACATAGCCAAGACCATTGAATTTATCCTGTTGGCCGCAGCATCAGCCGCTAAACCGCTGATTTACAGCCTGCCAGATAGGTTTATGGCCGTGTCGAGCTTCAACAAAAAGCAGTGGGTTTTGCAGGTCAAAGCCGGGACAGGCATCGACATTGAGCGACCCAACATCCAAGAGTTTCAAAAGAAATTCGGCATGGGCGTGAACGTTTGGCAGTCCGAGCCGTGGCTAGTGCCCATGCGCGATAACTGGGTGGCCGCTAACACTTCACTGATTAAGAACATGCCGCAGCAATACCTTACGCAGGTAGATGCAGTGGTGCGGGCTGGTGTGTCTCAGGGTGTCGGGGTAAAAGGCTTGGCCAAAGAACTAGCCAAGATTGAGGGCATAGACAAGCGCCGCGCCGAACTTATAGCATCCGATCAAATTGGGAAAGCAAATGCATCGCTGTCCCAATATCGCCAGAAAGACTTGGGAATCGAAGAATATGAGTGGTCATCGTCCAATGACTCACGGGTGAGGCCCACGCACGCGCAGGCGGAAGGCAAAATATTTAGGTGGGACACGCCCCCAGCATCTACTGGTGGGCATCCGGGGTATCCTATCAAGTGTCGGTGCACGGCTTTGGCTGTATTTCCTGATTAGTACTCTACGTGGTCAAGTGTGAAATCATGCTTGCAATTGGGGCATTCAACATCCCATCCCTTCAAAGCATCCCAGTTGTTTGTGAAAATGCGCGTTGCAATGCTGTTATCTCCACCATCCCGCTCTAGACGCACCAAGTCCACATTCTCGCCGCAGTGTGGGCAGTCAACATCAAGCGACCAATCCAAAAAAGCGATTGCGGTTTTCATTTCTCGCGCTCCAATAGCATGGCGTCTGCCATTTGATACGCCCATGTGGCGTGATGCGCTGGATCGCATGCATTTGCAACACCTTGGAATTGAGCCAATAGACCATTCATCGCCTTCGCAGCGAAGTAATCGCGCAGGGTCATGCCGTTGTCGCCCCACATCCATTCACCGTTTGGCGTATATGCGCCAGGGATTGGAAACGCTGGCCCGCCTGTTGGTTTCTGCATATTCACTCCTTAAAACCCAATTACACCAACCAGCCGAGCCACACACAATAAGGGTTTGCCCTAATTGCCAAGCAAAGCAAGCACATCAGTTTCAAGCTGTGCGCGGCCAGCCGTAATGAGGGGGTTGTATTTTTGTCCGGGCTTGCATGGCGCATCGTGAGCGGCACTATAACGATTGAATGGCATGTTGTGCTCTTGATACTTGCGCCCACTGAACGCGCTTTCAGGTGTGTAAACTACACTGCCATTTTGGCGCTGTGTCAATTTTAAGCCAGTGTCGCGGCCATTGATGATGATGCTGTCAGCGGTGTCAATTTGCAGTGTCATGATGTTTGCTCCTTTTGGAACGCCACCTGCCGGGTGGACTCGGATGCCTTGTTTGCTGGCATGAGTGAATTATCGGCTTACAAGAACAAAGTGCTATTAGGGTAAACCCTAGGTTTTGATTGATTGTGTTAATCGGTGCGTTTTTGACGATAGTAAAAGACTATGTATAATTCGCTGCATGAATTCCAATCGCATGGACTTTGACGATGTAGCCGCCCAAGTGGGCGGCGCGTCTACCCATGCCGATTACAACCCTTATCACGACAAGTACGGGCGTTTTACTGGCCCCGGTGGTGGTGGCGGTGGTGCCGTTACTTTTGTTAGCACCACAAATGCCAAGGCAGTGGAAAAAATGAAGGCGGCTGGCGGTGCAGGTGGTGGTAAAGCAGAAGCGCCAAAGGCTGGGCCAAAGTTGAAAGATGGGCACTCTGAAATGGAAAAGGCCATGCCTATCCATAAGGAGAGCGACAAGGCTGTGCAGATTGATCGCCCATATTCTCGCATTCAGGGTTATCAAGACAAAACTTGGTTGCCAAAAAGCCAAGTATCCACGCACGAAGGCAAGGTTGTCGGAATGGCCCCATGGTTAGCGAAGCGTGAAGGTTATGGGACGAAAGAAGGTGAGGCAAAAGAGGCAGCCGCATTTTCTGCTGGAAAAGCAAGGTATGCAAACCTCCTATCGGAGGCCAAAGCCGCAGGCGTTCCCGGCGTTCGGGAGCGCATGAAGACGGAGACGATTAAGCAAAAAATGCGCGAGCATGGATTGAGGGTCGATGGTGACCATTACGACAGTGAAGAACTGGATTTTGTTATGGACATTAAAGACACCCAAGTACAGCGTTATGACTTCGCCGAACTGCAAGCCCGTGTAGATGCCGATGGGTTTCTGCACGATACGCCTATTGTTGGTCGGGTCGGCATTCAGGAATACCGCCGCGCTGATGGGACTATTCAGCGGGAATTGAGACTTCCCGAAGAAGTTTTTCACCCTGATGCATTGGCAAGCGCCAAGGGTAAGCCGATTAGCGTAGACCATGCTGACGGCAAGGTGACGAAAAAGAACGCGCACCGAGTGACCATTGGCACGATGCTGGACGCACTGAAGCAGGATGGCGAAAACGTCCGGGCGGATATTGTTATTCACAGCCCTGATTCGATTGGCGATCGCCGCCAATTGTCGCTTGGGTACACAGCAAAGCTGGATGAAACACCCGGCGAGCATCCGATTTATGGCCGTTATGACTCCATCCAGCGAGAAATAACGATTAATCACTTGAGCGTTGTCAAGAGCGCAAGAGCTGGCCCAGTTGCCCGCCTAAATCTTGACGGCAACGAAGATTTTTCAACCCCGCAGGAGCATGCACCCATGACCGTCAAAGTCAAACTAGACAGCGGTATTGAGTATGACGCAGTGCCTGAAGTGGCGGCAGAGCTTGCAAAGCTCCGCGCCGATGCTTCTAGCGTTGCCGAACAACTCAAGACCATTCCCCAACTGCAAGCCAAAGTTGACGCTCTTGAAGCTGAAACCAAAGGCTTTAATGCCAAGCTGGAAGCAGCCAGGGCCGAAGGCAAGGTGCAGGCGGAAGCCCGGGCCAAGCTGGATAGCACCGCCGCAGCCTTCAAGGTAGACACCGCTGGCAAGACTGACCGAGAGGTCAAAGAAGCCGTGATTCTGGCTGTCCGTAAGGATGCAAAGCTGGAAGGCAAGACCGCCGAATACATCGATGCCGCTTTCGAGTTGGCGATCGAGCTGAAAGGCGATGCCGCAATGGCAACCCAACGCCAAGCAGCACAGCACAACGACGGTGCCCCCAAGGGTAAATCGGCTGCTGACAAGCGTGCCGAGATGATCGCAAACATGACCAAGAAGGTGTAACCATGAGCCAAACCACCATGAACACGTACCAGCCAGCAGCCTTTAACGGCATGCTGGCGGATTTGTCCTCGCGCAATGATGAAATGTCATATGCCGCTGAAGTCGCCACGCCTTTCGGGTCGTTTGTTCGACTGGGAACCAACAAAGAGAAGCAAGTCGCCCCACTGACTACTTCGGTAGGCCAAGCCGCTTTGGCAATTGGCGTTGCAATCGCTACGCACACCGTAGAGCAAACATCCGCAGGCTTGGCTCAGTACGCCGTTGGCGACACCGTGCCACCTTTGAAGAGTGGCCGCGTGTGGTTGCTGACTGACGATGCCGTTGTTGCTGGCACTGTTGCTAACTTGAAGCTGTCTAGCGGTCGAGTTACTGACGAAGCCGTGACTACTGGCATTGAAGCATTCACCCAGTTCAGCGCCCGTTTCATCACTGGCACTTCGGGCCCCGGCCTCGCACTCGTGGAGATTAAATAATCATGACTACCGAAAACATGCACTTTGACCAAGCCGACGCGGACTACTACCGCGCCGTGACCCGTTGCGATGCCAACGAGTCTATTTTCTTCGCCCGCCAGTTGGAGCATGTCAAGTCCCAGACTTACGACATCAAATACCCCGAGCTGTCGGCGTTGAATCTGTTCCCGATTGACACATCCGCAGGCCCCGGCGCAAAGACGATTACTTATCGTCAATACGACACCGTGGGCATGGCAAAAATCATCGCTTCGTACGCTAACGATCTGCCCCGCGCCGATGTGGTGGCCAAGGAATTCACCAGCAACATTCGTGGTATTGGTGATTCATATGGCTACGATGTGCAGGAAATCCGTTATGCGAGCATGTCTGGCACACCGCTGGAATCTCGCAAGGCATTTGCCGCACGTCGCGCCCATGACCAGAAGATCAATCAACTGGCATGGGCTGGTGATACTGAGCATGGCCTGCCCGGTTTCCTGACAAACAGCAACATCCCCGGCTATACGGTGCCCGCTGACGGTACAAGCTCCAGCAAGCTGTGGACTGCCAAGACCGCTGATTTGATCATCCGCGATGTCAACGGCATCATCAACCAAGTGCTGACCCAATCCAAGGGTGTGCACGCGGCTAATGAGGTCTGGTTGCCGATTGCTCAATACGCGCTGATTAGCTCCATGCCTCGCAGCACTGGCAGCGATCAAACCGTTTTGCAATTCTTGCAACTGAACAACCCCGGCGTGACGTTCAAGCGCGTGTTGGAGTTGGATAACGCCATGTCGTCCGGCACGCTGGATACCATGGTTGCGATTCAGAACACGCCTGAAAACTTGGGCCTGCAAATTCCCATGCCTTTCATGCAGCATTCGCCGCAGCAAAAGGGACTGGCGTTTGAGGTGCCTTGCGAAAGTAGGTTCGGCGGGGTTGTTGTTTTTTACCCACTATGCGCAGCTATCGCGGATTCTATTTGAGAATCATTCGCAAATAAAAGAGGGGGCTTCGGCCCCCTTTTTTTATGCATATCTCCACGTATAGCCATACGCACTTTTTCCAATTCCACGAACAATAGATGAAATATTTGTCACGGTTGCTTTTGGATGCCCGTTAACTCTCAACCACCTAGCGGCTTCGCTTTGGTTTCCAAAAACTTGTCCTGTTTCAATACAAAGAACTTTATTTCTATTTTCTGCATTAAATTTTTTCAAAGACTCAGAATGCTTTGCTTTTGTGGTTTGGTCTGAAAATATTCTGAGGGCATTTGCACTTGCAATATCTCTACGAGCTTGATTCTCAAAAGAACGCAATACACCAGCAGACACTTTCTGCCTATATTCAGGAGTCTGCATAATAGCCATCAACTTGGCCTTATACTCTGGATTGCTCATTGGGTTATTTTCTGCATTCATGGTGGCACGCAAACCGCGCATCTTCTCCCGCACCTCCGGCCTCTTTGCCGGGTTCTTGTCTCCTGAAATATCGCGCTTGGGTGCTAATTTTTGAGCATCAGACATACGCTTGCGTGATTCTTCGCTGCGCTTCATGCCTCGATGTGCTGAGGCTACCTTGGCTTTATGTTCTTCGGTTTGAATTATTCCAGAGCACCCCTCACCGCCATCCGTCAGATTAGCCAAGTTCTCGCGCCCATAGAAGGCAATCAATTCCCGCTCAAGCTGGAATGCGTCAGGCTCGCGCATATCCTGAATCACAATCTCAATCGTGAACCCATGTTTATTCGCTATGTTTTTCCAGTAGCCATTACGTCGCAATGACCATGCGCGATTACCAGTGCCCTTGCCAACATAGAAAACCCGCCCATCCGTAGCTCGACGATGGACATAGACATAAAACCCGCTAGAATTGTTATCAGCCATGTGTGTACTCTCCCATACATATCGGTTAGAAGCCCCAGCAGGATTGCCGTCCTCTGGGGCTTCGTTATTTTACACCTAATAGGGTACAATTTGGCATCATTCATAGGAGCGATTCATGCAAGTAGATAACCCCTCCCTCCGCCTGTGGACTGTGCGCGATGTGAACTGCATCCCCGGCCAGATTACCGAAGTACCAGACGAATATGCACCCGACTTGGTGGGCCATCCTGAGCTGAAAGTAGTGGAAGAAAAGACCGAAGCCAAGAAGCCCGGACGCCCAGCCAAAGAAAAGACAGAGGAATAATCCATGCAATCCAAGACCCCAGCCGGAGATATTGACGTCTACGCGATAGGCAACTCGCAAACTGGGGTTGCTTACGATAGCGCGGTGGCAACAAATACCAGCAACACAAGCCCGGTTACTGGTAATTTTCGCGCCATTCAGATCATCAATGATGCGGTTTTCTCGCTGCTGACCGACACAGGGGCCACTGGCGCACTCACTGGCCTGACTATTCCGGCTGGCGTTGTGCTATTTGGCAAGTTCACTGCCTACACGCTGACTAGCGGCGCTGTGCGAGCTTATTCCGCATGATTCTCGCGCCCGTATTATCGCTGTTGTCCGCTGCGATGATGCGGCGCGGCGCTCCGTTGTTCAACGTCACGCCAGCATTTGTGCAGTCTCGTACAGCAGGCGTAGCGCCGTGTGGTGTTTACGTCAGCATGTTTGCCACGACATGCAGCGACCCAACAGTAGACACGCAAAAAGACCTGATCTACTACATTGACTTTGGTGACGGGTCTTCGGCGACATACACACGGGGAATGCTCGCTGGGAAGTCGACCAACACGTACGTCGGAGGCCCTACGGCAGTGCACACGTACACCACCCAAGGCACTTACACGCCGCAAGGCTGGGTCGACGATGGGACTCGTGTATGGGGGCCTATCAGTGGTAGCCCTGTTGTTGTTGCTAATGCTGACGCTACTTATCCGACCACAGCCACCACAGTCGTGTCTGCAAGCGGGGACTTTACGGGCGCTCCCTCAGGTGCCACTCAAGTCACATCATCCGACTTTGGCGCTGTAATGGCCACCCATGCAACATCAAACCGCCGGGTGCTTTTTCGAGTTGGGGAAACATTTAATGCATCCGCTGCAACAAACAGACAGGGTGGCACTGTCAACCTCTATGTCGGGACCTTTGGGGGCGCTGGATATGCAACCCTCCAAGCAATGGCCAGCAACATCCAAATACTCGGAGGGCTGGCGAACGGCGGAAACCCGGCAAACAACCCGAATAACTGGACATTGACCAATCTGCACTTTACTCGCTACATGTCCCTCACAGGCGGCACGGCGTTTAATGTTGGTGTCATTGCTGATTCAGCGGACAAGCTGAACCTGACCAAGGGGCACGCCACGATCCACAATTGCAAAGTGTCTAAGCTGAACGGCGGCATCTACATGAGCGGCAAAGGAAACGTGGTCACGGACTTGGTGACAGAGAACATCAATGAAGGTGCTGATGGCTCTGCGGGAATGTCGATCTTTCCAAACGACACTTTGCAATCTGGTTTTGCAAACTGTGACCTGGACAACGGCCACGGTGGGGAGCATGTTGTTAGAACGCAAGGCTTCCAAGGCTTCGCGGCGATCAGCAACAGGTTCCGGCGACCAGCGGTCAACAAGCACTACCTTACGGTGCGTGGGTGGGGCTATGCCGCGCCTTCGTACGACACCAAGAATGGGTCGTTTGAGTACAACGACTTCGACGGAACCACGTCCACAGTGGCCACTGCATATCAGTGTCAAATCAATCCCCAAAACACGTCAGCCTATGAGCCCATCGTGGATATTCTGTGGCGCAACAACTTCCACCGCAGCATCAGCGGCCAGCAGGAACTACTCATTGTTGGTCGTCGCATAAGCGTTGCAAACAACGTGTTTTACCGCACAGGGGTCACCTTGGGGGGCTCCACCATCCTGCTTACCAACTACACCGCAGGCCTGCCGCCCACTGACAACATTCAAATCTACCAAAACACCGTATACGCGACCCCTGGCGGCAACTACTCTATGATTCTTGAGGCCGCAACGGTGACCAATACCAAGGCATTTGGAAACATCATGTACGCCCCAAGCGCATCGGCTGACGAGAACGGCACTGGTTCTGGTGCAACGATGTTCAGCTCGCGTTCTACCGGGTCAGGACGCACCCAAGGCAACAATTCAAGCACGGCGCAGATTAAGAGCACCAACCCCCAATGGGTAGGTACTGCAACAACCTTAGCAGGCTACAAACTAGGCGCCTCTAGTCCATACATTGACGCTAGCATTAACTTGAAGGTGAGGATTGATGCCTTAGGGTACTTGCGCAATGGGCCTACTTATGATGCAGGCGCATTGAACTCGGTAGGTAAGCAGACCCCTGCTTAGACGGTGATACATCAATATGACCTCTCTAGAATACTTCCGCCTATTGGCCCCCGGCTATGCGTCAACGTCTGACGCAACGGCAACCCAATGGCTAACCATTGCAGCGATGTTTGTGCCAACTGGATGCCTGACCACGGAAGGCTACAACATGGCCCAAGCGCTCTATGCTGCGCACCTGTTGACGCTCTCCAATGCATCCGCATCAGGCGTTGTGGCTGGCCCTGTATCGTCCGAGAAGGAAGGTGATCTATCCCGCAGCTACGGCACGACTAAGGGCGATGATTCGGTGCTTGGCTCCACTCCATACGGCCTTCAATACATCGACATGACGAAGGGCTGTTACGGTGGCGCAATTATGACTAGGTACTGTTTCGGTGGCGAAGTACGTTAAAGACACAGACAAAGGCTTGAAGCGGTTTATGCAGGAAATGCAGACCGCCAGAACTGCCTATGTTACCGTCGGCGTGCATGAGGGTGAGCGCAGCCTAGACGGCGCAAACATTGCCGAATATGCCGCTGCAAACGAGTACGGCACCGAGAACATCCCAAGCCGACCTGCATTTAGAACCGCCTTTGACGAGAATGTGGTGGCCATCCAAAAAGACATGGCGGGCTTGGTCAACATGGCGAAGCGCGGCGGGTCAGTTATCGAGGGTTTGCGCGTTGTGGGCGAAAAGCATCAGCAGAGAATTCAGCGCACAATCAAGGGCCGTGACTTCTTGCCTAAACTTGCTGAATCCACAGTGAGGGCTAAGGGAAGCACAAAAACTCTGATTGATTCAGGGGCAGAGGTCAACTCAATCCGCTACGTAGTCCACAAATGAGCAGCTTTCGCAAACCCTACACAGTCAACCGCACAGCACCCGGCGCGTATGTCAATGGCGTGTGGGTGAATGGTTCCGCGTCTACCATTTCAATCACGGCAACAATCCAGCCCGTTAGCGATCAAGACCTGATAAACCTACCCGCAGGAACCCGGTCTAGCGATGTGGTGAAAATCTACACCAGCACCGAGTTAAAGACTACCGAGGATGGCGGCGATAATCAGCAACCAGACCGCATTACGTGGCTTGGCAATGTGTACGAGATTACCTCCAAGTCAGTGCGGCAAATGGGCGTGATTAATCATTTCAGATTCTGGGCCACCAAAGTGCCCGTTGCATAGGAATACATATGGCATCCGCAATCGACGCAACAAAACCAGTTGTAGAAACCCCTACAACCCAGAGCGTGCGGGATAACTTTGCCGCTGCACAGTCCGAGATTGAAGTCTTGCAAGGCGCAGTTGGCTTTGCAGACTACAGCGACACGGCCACAACTAGCACACCTATATCAGTTAGCCCCACAACGTGGACAAAGCTAACAAACAATGGCGCTGGTGCGCAGACGTTGAAAAAGCTGCCAGCGGGCGTTACCGACCTCTGGAACACGTCTACCAATCAGCTATCACTCTCGCAGCTCCCGCTTTACTCCATGATTGAAGCGCGGCTAGATTTGGTGGTGACGACTAGCACAGCCAATCAAGTAGTTCAGATTCGCACAAGTTTGGCAATTGGTGATGCTGGAGCCTTCACCCTGCCCACTGGAGAGGCTTTCTTTAAAACGTCTGGCGCGCATACCGTTGTTGCATCAATCCCGTTCTATATCGGTTCTGCACCAGTACGCGCAAACCCCGGAGAGTTTCAGATTTACAGCGATGCAAGCTGCACCGTGAAGGTAAACGGCTGGTACATCCGCGCTCATGAGTACACGCAATGACGCTAAAGACCGACTTGCTTGAGTTATTTAGATCGCTAACAACCGAAGAGGTTATTTTGGCGGATCAAAATAAGCCTCGCCCCGCTCTACCATATTCCGCAATAAAAGTAATTGGCATGCGCCGCGTAAAGGGCGATTGGTACAGTGAAGACATTGGGGCGAATGGGCTGCAAACCGTAAAGGGCGATCGAGAATTCACCCTGAGCATCCAGCGATTCGGCACAGACAGCGTAGAAGCACTGGACACGCTGGCAAACAAGCTGCGCCTGACTACCATCATAGACAAGTTCAATAATGCCAAACTGCCTATCGTGAGCGCTGATGATGTGGTGGACGTTGCCGCGCTGCTGGACAAAAGCCAGATCGAACCCCGCGCAAGCCTAGACGTTTTCATGCGCCTGAAATCATCGCTCACTGATAACGTGGGCTATATCGACACGGTAGAGATTGAAACAGTAACTATCCGGCCAGATGGTACGGCTATGCCAGATGGGTTGATAACGGTTACTGTTTAGCCATCGCCAAATTATTTATTATTCTGGAATAAAAGTTGTAAAGAATCTAATCTCTTTAATGTCATCACGTAAAACCCCATATTGACAAAAAATATCTGATTCTTTTACATAGACTCCAGAAAACCAATCTACACCATTCATCGAGGCCTTCCCGCGAGTTCCAATCTTTATTTCATTTCCATCGTTTTCACATAGTCCCTGTGCTGAATAGCAGGCGGAACACATACGCTCTTCATTGCATTTTTGTAGAGAAGTCATGTTTATTTCCTTTAATAAGAAATTCATTATCAAGCTATAGCGATATTTTTATATAGGTGTTTACCCTAGGTTTTTGCAGAAACTTCAAACGCAACCCGGTAAAACTCCACACTAGGCGGCATGGGCTGCTGATTCGTTCTGCCCGTTTCCACAAATACCGCGAACGATTCACACGCAAGCCCTAAAGCGCAGGCATCGCGCCATTGGCACTTGAACCTATCGCATGGTGAACGCGGAAGGTTTGATAGTGTGCTAAGCAAGTCCATGCGCCGCCTTTGATAAATTTTCCCTATGATATACAATTAGCCTATCAATTTCCACTATGAGGCCCGAACTATGGCTAGCCTTGCAGACATCGTAAACGTACAAATCTCCCTCAATACTCCCGGTGTCGCTTATGCATCGTTTGGCACGGCTCTCATTGCCTCGCCTCATGCATCGTTTACCGAGCTAGTCCGAACCTACAAACGCGGCGAATACTCCGAGGACAATCTCCCTCCCATCTTGGTCACTGCACTGGATGACCATTTTGCCCAGACCCCATCCCCGGTAAATGTGAAGGTTGGCCGTTTGTCGGTTGACAAGGTAGTTATCCAGCCTTCTAGTGTGGTGAATTCTGCAGTTTACAGCCTCAAGGTTGACGGAACGCTGGCAACATTTACGGCAGACGCATCCGCAACGGGCGCTGAAATCGCAACTGGCGTGGCTGCTGCGATCACCGCATTGGCAATCTCTGGCATTACGGCCACGGCTGTATCCGCCACGGTGGAAATTACTTACGCCAGCACGGTTAAGGCCCTGACCGACTTCACCCGCTTGGAGTTTGGCGCGATCACCCCGACTGCCGCTAACTTGGCTGCTGACCTGACCGCAATCGACGCGCAGGATAACGCATGGTATGACCTGCACCTGACCGAGCGCACCCCAGCCCGCGTGCTTGTGGCTGCTGAATGGGTCGAGGCCCGTAAGAAGATTTTTGGCACTGCGCTTGCAGAGGCTGACATTCTGAACCCTGCACTGGCTACCGATACCATTAGCGTGCTGGGTGATGCTCAATACTTCCGCACTTATGCGGCTTATCACGGCGCTGCCGCTTCTCAATTCGCTGATGTTGCATGGGCTGCGCGGGTTCTGCCTATCCAACCGGGTGGAGAGACTTGGGCGCTCAAACGTCTGGCATCCGTTACCCCTGACAACCTGACCAGCACGCAGAAAAACACTGTAGTGACCAAAGGCGGCAATACTTTCGAGTTCTATCAGCCTCAATTGGCACTGACAAACCCCGGCAAAGTAGTCGCTGGAGAATGGATTGACGTTATCCGCTTCCGCGACTGGCTGGAAAACTTCATTCAGGTGAACATGGTTACCCTGATGGTGAAGCGCGACAAGGTGCCATACACAGATGCGGGTATTCAGTTGATCGGCAACAACCTCAAGGCATCCCTGCGCCGTGGTCAAGAGGTCGGCGGTATCAGCCCCGACGAATTCGATGCAGACGGCAACACCATCCCCGGCTTCATTGTCACCGCTCCATTGCGTGCCGATGTGACAGATGCCGAAGCCGCTAGCCGCATTCTGAATATCGGTTTCTCTGCGCGTCTGGCTGGTGCAATCCATGTGGTTAACGTCACGGGTTCCCTGGCTTACTCCTTCAACTAATCGGAGCTATATAAATGGCTGACTTCCAAGGCACATATTCTGCGGACAAAGTAATCATCACTGTTGGCACTACGGTGCTATCTGGCTTCGCTGATGGCGACTTTGTGACCGCCTCCTACGCCGAAGACCGGGCCACCCCCAAGGCTGGTGCGGATGGCGGTGTTGGTGTATCCCGCAACGCTTCCAAGCTTGGCACTATCGTAGTGACACTGAGCGCTACCAGCGCGGCCAATGATGCCCTGTCCACCATCTTTAATCTGGATGCCATTACAGGTAAGTCCACAATCGTGCCTATCGGTGTAGCAGACTTGTCTGGCCGTACCCTGATTGGCGCCGCTAATTGCTGGCTGCAAGTCTCCCCCGAGGCTACATTCGGTAAGGAAATTGGTGATCGTGAGTGGACATTTGGAGCCGCTGACCTTGTGATGTTCATGGGTGGTAATGGTTAATGTTTGGCACTAGCTTCCATGGGACCTATGACCCATCGAAGGTAGTAATTACCGTAGATGATCGCATTGTTAGCGGATTCGCTGATGGTGAATTCATCGCGGTGGTTATGGATGACGACATTTTCACCAAAGTAAAAGGCGCCGACGGTGAAGTAAGCCGCACACGCAACGCATCACAGGCCGGGGTTATTGAACTGACCCTAATGGCATCCTCCCCATCTAATGGCGACCTTAGCGGGCTGATTGGATACCCTGAGACTTTCACCATAGGTATTAGCGATTTATCCGGCAATACCGTTGTTTTGGCGCATCGCTGCTGGGTTAAGAAAGCGCCAGATTTATCCTTTGGTAAAGAAATCGGAGATACCGTCTGGGTGTTTGATAGCGCCAGCATTCAAACCGAGTTTGGCGGGGCGAAAAATAATTCTTTACTGGCTGGTTTGCTCGGATAAAATCGCTCCATAGTTTTTACATGGAGTATTGATGACACGCAGAACTGAAATCATTGGGGATAAAGAATATGCATTCTTCAAAATCCCACCATTTGACAACAACCTTCTTGGTCTGAAAATCCAAAAAATCGTACTGCCCGTTTTGGGCGCGATGAAAGACGGAAGCGGCAAGAGTCTTATGGAGATGGATTTAAAGGTTGTCTCACAAATCCTTTCCGATAAGCTTGACGAGTCAGTAATGACTGACATTATTATGCCGATGTTTAAGATATCGGCTGCGGCTTGCGTTACTGACAACGTGAAAATTGACAGCGTGCAAAACTTTAACAAAGTGTTTGCACACGATGATGGCTTGGCTGATATGTACGAATTGGTTTACGTACTGCTGCAATATAACTTTGCAAATTTTTTCTCCAGTCTATTCGACCGCATTGGAAACCGCGTTGGCACCCCAGCGACCAAGGAATAGACTTTAGCAAGGTCGGTAATGTATCCGAAGAGCTGGAGGCCGAATTCTGGATATGGCGCCCCATCATGGCGGGCAAATGCACCCTAGAGGGGGTTTTATCTGGGGTTGTTACAATAGATCATATTCTCAAGCTAAATGCCCTTCTTGATATTCAAGAAGCGTATCAGGGCTATGCAAATGAGAAGGCCGCTAAAAAGAAGGGTTGATTATGATTGTCCGGCAGCTTTTGACGAAATTGGGCTTCAATGTCGATAACAGCGGCCTGAACAAATACGAGAAGACTACCGAGCGCGTAAAGTCAAACGCCAACGAAGCCGCCGCCAGCTTCCGCAATATGTTTGCGGCCTTTGCTGGTATCGCGGCCATTCGGTCTATTTCCAGCATTGCAGACAGCATGCAAAGCCTTGAGGCGCGGATTGGAATGCTTCCGCAGACCGTGGGCGATACTGGAAAGGCATTTGAGGAAGTGGCAAAGCACGCCACAGATACCCGTCAAAGCCTAGATGCCTACGGAACCCTATACACCCGCATCGGCAACGCTGCCGAAAAGTTTTTGGGCACGCAAGAGGATGTATTGCAAATCACCGACACAATCAGCAAGGCGCTTGTGGTTGGTGGCGCATCGGCGCAAGAGCAATCATCCGTCATGCTTCAATTTAGTCAGGCCCTAGGCTCAGGGGTGCTGCAAGGCGATGAATTCCGCGCATTGGCCGAGGCTGCGCCGCAGTACTTAAAAGAGCTTGCCAAGGAACTTGGATACCCACGCGAGGAATTGAAGAAGCTGGCAAGCGAGGGAAAAATCACATCAAAGGATGTGATCGAGGCGACAAAGAAAATGTCTGCTACCTTTGATAAGCAATTCAAAGAAATGCCTATCAATGTTGGTCAGGCTACTACCATTATGGGCAACAAGTGGGCGCAGTTCATTGCAAAATTCAACCGCGAAACCTTGATTGTCACCAAGGTGGCTAACTTCATCGTTTCCGCAATGGACAAAATTAGCGCGGGACTAGATAAATTCATTGATGGCGTTGGCGGCGCTGATAACGCGCTCAAGTTACTGATGATCGCCGCAGGAACATTCTTTGCAATGTGGATTCCGGGTTGGATTGCTGGCGCTGCTGCAACGCTGGCCGCTACGTGGCCCATTCTCGCTATTGCTGCCGCCCTTGCACTTGTTGCCCTTCTATTTGAAGACGTTTACGGATGGTTTATGGGTTACGACTCATTGCTAGGTGACACTATCGGCGGCGTAGAGAAATGGCGCACCGAGGTTGACAACGTTACGGATGCATTTAGAGCGCTTATGAAAGTTGCGGGCGCGTTGTGGGATAATGTTTTGAGGCCCATTCTTGGGTTTAGCTGGTTCGTATTCACAAAGGGCCTGGAGTGGGTAAACGCCCTGTTTGGGGCTGTGCTGTCCACAGTATCCGCTATTGTTTCGGCAATTAAGACGGTTGGGAACTTCATAGGCAACACCGACTATGCAGCCGCAATGCAAGCGCCAAAGGTGAACTATTCAGCATTTGGCGGCATGGCTACAGGCGGAGGCACCCAAAACAATAGCCAAAACGTTACAGTAAACGTGCCGCCAGGAACGTCTGCGCAGACCATGGAAGCCGCACGCAAGGGCGCGATGGCTGGGCTGAATGAGTCGCCGCAGTGGTTTGGGCAAGTTGGACAAGCGCTATGAGCCTTGGCCTGATTTACGACCCGCGCAAGTCGCCCACGTCTATAACCAACGACATCATTACGATCGACTTGGATGTAATGAGCGACGAGGCGCACGAATGGTCAAACGATGTGACCGAGAACCCCGTGGAACTGGGCGCGCCTGTTTCTGACCACATCCAGCCCAAGGCCGACAAACTCAGCATCACTGGATTGATTACCAATGCGCCGATTGACCCGGATGTGGCCGCGCAGTTTCCGGGTACGATTGATGGCGGGCTATTCTCTGCCAGACTGCAAACGCATTTTGACTTTCTGCGCTCGCTGACAAACTTCCGCGCACCGATGACCGTGTACACCCGGTATAAGGTCTACACCGATATGGCGTTGGCATCTTGCAACATTAGCCGCTCTACCGGAACGGGCGAGGCCCTGCCTTTTACGTTGCAGTTTACGCATATCCGACTGGTGCAAACCCAAACGGTGGATGTGCCGCCCGGTATTAGTCGCAAGCTTGATAAGAAAGCGGATGCCGCAACATCCAGAAAGGCGCAGCCCAAGGCAAATGCAGGGAAAGTGCCAGATCAATCTGACGCAGAGACAAAACGTCTAATGGGTTCTAAATTACCAATAACTGGATTGAAGGGCATAAAAAATGCTGGCAATGCTTTATTTTCTGGCAATTGAGTATGACAATCTTGCAACAAATCCCACTCATCGCAGGCCGCTCTAATCAAACGGCTGATGTAACCATTGGCGGAATCCCTTTTACTATCCGCATGCTGTGGAACGAGTGGGGCGGATATTGGAGCTTGTCATTCTCCGAATTGAATGGCCCTGACATTCTTCTAAACGTGAAATGCGTTCCCAATTACCCGCTTACTGGGGCTTTTCAGCGTCTGGGGTTGACCGGGGACCTGTATTTCTTGCACATCAATGGCTCGACCTATCGGCCTACGTTTGATGATGTTGGTACAAATACCTATGGTTTGTATTACTACGACCCAGAAATAACCAGAGTCCTGCCGCTTCCAATCCCTTCAACAGGTAGCCTGTATAGCATTTGGGATGATGGCGCTACACAATGGGACGGCGGTGAAACCGTGTGGTTTTAAATGCTATTTGATCGTGATGTATCGTTAGTTATTGGGCAGTCGGGCGGCAAAGGCGTCGAAGTGGCGGGGCTGCGCATTGATTTTTCAATTGAAAAGACCAGCACCGAAACACTGAATAACTCTACCCTTGAAATCTGCAACCTTTCGCCCGATACCCAAAAGCTAATTGAGACACCTAATAACGTGGTAATAGTCAAGTTGGGCTACAAACAAGACGTAGGCGGAAAAACTGCGTTTGTCGGCATCGTCCGCAGGTCTTTGACGGTGCGCAGTGGGGCGGATTGGGTCACCAAGCTAGAGCTTGACGATGGTTTGATTGCTTACCGTGACAGCAAGCGGACGTTTTCATTTCCTGCAGGAGCTAGTGGCGTAGGTGTGTTGCGGTCTGTGGCGGCATCGTTTGGCCTGAGTGTGCGGCAATTCCCTGCCGACATCGCAGATAAAGTCTATCCTGGCGGGTTTAGCTTTGTTGGCCGGTCCCGCGAAGCCATGGCAAAGGTTTGCAGCTATCTTGGGCTAGAGTGGTCAATTCAGAACCAAGAGATTCAGGTGCTGAAAAAAGGCGGCGTGATGCAGCGCACAGCCGTTGTGCTGTCCGAAGACACTGGATTGATAGGTAGCCCAGCCCTTGAAGCCAAAACGCTATCAGACAAGGCCGCAGCCAAGCAAGGCATAACGGTGAACACTGCCGGGGTGATACAGCGCCGCAAAGCTACGACGGATGGCGACATTGAAACCAAATTAGAGGTGCAGGGCTACAAAGTCGTGAGCCTGCTACAACCAACGATTGAACCCGGCTCTGTGGTGCAAGTCAAGTCCAAAGGCATTGACGGCACATTCTTCCGCGTCGAATCTGTCACGCATTCTGGCTCTAACTTTGGCGGCGACTTCACTTCGACGCTTACTCTAAGGTTCATTTAATGGCAGAGCAAACATCAGACGGACTATCGGCACTCCGCGCCCTGATCAAATCGGAACTGATAGACCTAAACACCAGCATTGCCGCCGAGGTGGTGAGTTATTCGGGCGGGGTGGCTTCGGTGCGCCCCCTTGCGTCTAAGCGCTTTGCTGATGGCGATATTCTCCCGTTTCCAGTGATTCACGCGGTGCCCGTGCGCTGGCCAGTGTTTAGCGGTGGCACTTGCGGCGTGCGCGGCCCCATCAGGGCCGGGGATAAATGCCATTTGGTATTCGCCCAACAAGCCGCCGACAACAGCGACGACATGCGCAGGCACGACCTGACGGACGCCTATGCACTGATGATGGACAACAGCGCAGCGGGGCAGGGCGGAAACGAATCTGACATGGTGGTTTATAACGGGATTGCTTATATCCGCTTTGGGTCCGCTGGCGATGTGGAGATTGTTGCGCCCGGTGGATTGACGCTAACAGCGCCAGCTACAACCGCCACGGGCACATTTACGGTCAAGGGGCTATTCACCTACCTTGCAGGGCTTGCAGGGCTTGGCAATGGTGCTATGAGCGGCGGAACGCTTATGCATAACGGTAAAAACATCGGAAGCAACCACACACACGCGGGACCATTAACCGCGCCAGTTGGGCCGGTCAGCAATACCGGACAGCCAATATAGATTTTGGCTATCGCCTAGACTGATACAATAGGACGCATGA